TGCAGCATTGCGTCGTAGCGGCCGGCGAAGTGTTCGTCGAACTTGTCGGCCAGCTTCGGCTCCACGTCGTTCGGCAGCGCGATCGTGGTGTGCCGCGCGAACACGTCGAGGATGGCATCGAACTCCTCGGGCGAGAGGCGCGCGCAGAGCATGCCGATCGCCTCGCTCGCGCCCATCACGAGCGCGCCGAGGTTGTCGACGCCGGCGCTGGCCGAGCCCGCGCCGCTGAGCGCGCCGGCCAGGCCCGGGCCGAGCTGCTTGACGACGCGCACCAGCACGTTGCGCCCGACCTTCGCGGGCAGCTGGCTCACGCGGTACGTGACGCCGGCGATCACCTTGTCACGTGTCTCGATGGACATCAGCGCCCTCCGACGAAGCTGGCGCGCGCGTCGGCCAGGCGGATCTTCCATTCGTTGACCTGCACGGTCTTGGCGGCCTTGACCGACGGGTAGCCCATGATCCAGCTGCGCTCGCTGGTGACGACGAGCCGGCCTTCCTTGTCGCGCGCGGTGAAGATGCCCGCCGCCGCTCCGTTCGGTGCGGTCAGGTCCGCCTGCAGCAGCGCGCTCAGGCGGTCGTTGGCGGCGGCGGTCTGCGCAAAGCGCAGTGTAACCGTGGCGCGGTAGTCGTTGGTGTTGGAGCGCGACACCTCGCCGTCGGCGCCGATGAAGTCCTCGAAGAAGTCGCCCTCCCACTCGAGGGTCATCACCTCGTCGTCGCCATAGCCGCCGTCATCGAGCGGGACGGCGTTGAGGTTGATCGCCAGGTCCCGGATGTTCCACGCCTTGAAGCCCATGTCACGCCTCCGCCGGCGCGGTGCGCACCGTGCCGTTGATCTGCACCTTATGGACCGCGCCCTGCAGCACGAAATCGAACTTCACGTCACGCAACAGGCGCTGCGTCCTGTCGTTGGCCGACACGTCGCGCGCCTTCGGCGCAGTGACGTTGTGCGGCGAGTCGCCGTCGATCAGGCCCGCGCCGATGCCGTTGAGGATCTGGCCCTCGACCTGCGCGACGAAGAGCGCGATTCCCTTGTCGGTGAACGGGATCTTGTCGTTGTTCGCCTGCACGTATACGACGCGCTCGATCGTGCGTGCCTCAAACCAGTCGATCCCGTGCGTGATGTCGATGTAGCGACCGCCCGCGGCGCGCCCGTCGAGCGTGAAGCCGATGCCCTTGACGTCGACGTAGTAGTTGCAGTTCTTCGCGCGCAGCTGCGCGCGGTCGGTGTCGCTGAGCGTGCTCTTGTCGACGCCGCTCAGGCTCTTGTTGGCCGCGGTATAGCTGCCGGGCGCCTTGGGCGCGATGCGCCCAGCCCATGCGCCCGCAGCGAACTGCGCGTCAGGCCGATGGTGCCAAATCGCCACGGTGCGGTTGTAGCTCGCGGTCTTGAGCGCGCTGCAGACGTCGTCGCTGACCGCGCCGCTCAGCACGCCGCTGTCGCGCACCTCGACGAGCAAGATCAGCTTCTGGGTCTCGGCCCACGCCGCGGCGAGCAAGATCTGCGTCTTGCCGTTCAATCCCGGCACGTGCAGCCAGTACCAATCCTCGTCGTAGGCGCGGATCGCCGCGAGGTCGTCCGCGATGTGCGTGGCCGGATCGGCCGTGACGTCCTCGAGCGTGAGGTTGCTCGAGAGGTTCTCGTACGTGTGCAGCGCGCCGGCGGCGCCCGCGCTGGTGACGTGCGTGCTGACGTCGGTCGGCGTGACGCCGGTCACCTCACCGAGCGCGGTCACCAGGTCGTCGCAGACGTCCGCGACGACGTCCCCCGAGCCGGCGGTGACGCTGACGGTCTGCCCGTCGACGAGCAGGCTGAACACGTCGCCTTCGGCCGGCGTACCCGGCGTGAGCTTGATCGTCTGCACGCGGCCGCCGAGGAGCTTGCCGACCTTGAATTGCTCCGGGCGCGGCGACTGGCTCATCACCTTGAGCGCGTCGAGGTAGATCGGATCGTCGTCCTCGATGCCGGCGTCGAGCAGCTCGGCCGGATCGCTGAACGTGCGCACGCGTTCGGCCCATGCCGTGTGGTAGCCGGCGATCAGCGGCGTGCCGAACCCCGCCTGCGACACGGCGGCGTCTTTGATGTCGATGGCGAGGGTGACGATTTCGCTGACGGCGGACATGGGGCCTCCTACGGAGTTGGCGGAACGGTGGTCTCGGGCACCGTGATCTCGGTCGCCTCGTCGTGAACGGTCCCGCTGACCTCGACGTGCTCGATCGGGCCGATGCCCGAGTCGGCGGCGATCTCGCTAGCGGCGAAGTTGAGGATCAGGTCGATCACGGACGCGCTCTCCTCGCGGTTGTCGAACTGGTGCGAGAGGTCGACCACGGTGCCGACGCCCTGCAGGCCGATGCCGAGCTGCTCGAGCAGGAGCTGGCTGCTCGGCAGGTCGAGCCGATCACGGACGCGCTCGCAGTAGACGAGCGCCTTGCCGTCGGGACGCTGGTCGCGCGAGCGCACGCGGCAGCTCAGCGTGCGCTGACGGTTACCGCGCGCCTCGGCGGCGAGGTTGTCGCCCGCGCCCTCGGCGAACACGAGCTCGTCGCCCTGCACGCTCGCGTGCGAGATCAGGCTCAGATCAGCGGTGAGCGCGCTGCGCATGCCCACGGCCGCGCCGGCCCAGGCGATGTCCTTCGGCGCGATCCCGCTCAGCGTGGCGAACCACGCCTTGAGGCCGTCGCATGTCTCTTGCCAGGTCATGCGTCGGCGACCTCGTAGGTGATCGACCCGCGCAGCTGGCCCTGATCGATCAGCGGCGTGCTCGACTTCTTGCGCGCGATCGTGATCGGGCTGTTGGCCGGCGCGATGCCGTCGGCGATGCGCTTCTTGATCAGCGCGATCGCCTTCTCTCCGAGCAGGCCGAGCGCCTGCTTGCGGGCGAGCTTGCCGAGCAGCATGGCGCGCCCGCATGCTGCGGCGGTGCGCGTGAGCTCGGCGCGATGCTCGTCGACCGTGGCGCGCAGGAAGCTGCGCTCCGGGATCTCGATCTCGTGCCCGTCCGGCATGCGCACGGTGGCGCCGAACTCGTGGATCGTGGCGATCTGCACGACGGTCAGGTCTTTGGCGCCGCGGTGTCGCGCGGCGGCACCGGCGCCCTGCACCCCGACCGTGACGTAGCCGCCACGCTGCGCCTGCACTTCCTTTGCGAGCGCGCCCCAGCCGTGATCGATGTCACGCACGGTCATCAGATCACCATGGGCGCGCTGCGGCTGCGCAGCAGCTCGCGGAAGCGGGCGGCGTAGAGCGTGAGCGCGTCGGACTCGCCGCGCAGGCCCTTGACGCCGAGCGAGAGCCGCGCCTGCTCGCCGCGCGGGTTGAGGGCGAGTAGATCGCAGGCCCGGTACTTCACGGCCTGATCGTAGAGCGGGCCCCACGCGAGCTCGTCGAGCTCGTCCGCGGCGTCGGCGATCTTGGCGGCGATGAGCGCCGAGTCGGTATCCGCGAACTCGGGGAACTCTGCCTGGATCTGTGCCGCCGTGACCGCCATGCGCTCACCGGACGTGCGCGACGTGCGCGATACGTTCGAGGCGCTCTTGCTCGCGCCGCTCGGCGTCCTCCTTGGCTTGCTTCTTTGCCGCGGGCTCGAGGGCCTTGAGGTCGCCTTCGATGGTGAGCCAGCCGCGTTCGACCCAGCGCCGCACCGACGACGTGGTCAGCGCGTTGTAGATGCGTGCCGCCCTGCGCTGCTCCTTGCCGGGGTCGACGTCGAGTCTGACCGCGACATCGGTCGCAGTCGGCGGCAACACGAACTGCTTGCTGTCGCCGAGATTGAGGTGCAGCACGCGCGAGGTCTTGTTGGTGAGCTTGATCGTGGCCATGGATTCCTCCGATTACGGGGTCGGCGTACGGATGCTGTCCATGTACACGGCGCTGAGCGGGTACTCGAACGCCACGCCGCCGACGCGGCCGACGCTGAGCACCTGCATCGCGAGGTTCTTGGCTTGGGGTGGCTGCTCCTGCTGCTCCTGCGGCAGCTCGAAGTGCACCATCGTCGGATCGCGGCGGTACATGGCAAAGATCGGCTCGTCGAGCGCCGCGTCGTCCGCGTACGTCCACCACTCGACGTTGCGGATGAACTTCGACTTCGCGAGGAACACCGACAGGATCGTCTTGGTCGGGTCGGTGTTGCCGACCGTCAGCGGCGTGGTCGTCGCGTGCCGGAACTCCTGGAGCGGCATGACCAGCGTGTCGGGCGCGTGCACGCCCTTGGTGTTGATCAGGATCGCGTCCTCCATCGCGTGGAGGTCGGCGACCTTCTCTTCGGGCGTCTTGTCGTCGCCGTCCCACTCCGGCGCGTTGCCGCCGGCTGCCGCGGGCGCGGCGTGGATGAGCGGCACGTTGCCGTTGTTCAAGAACCCCGTGAGGCCGGTCTCGGGGAGGCCGATGGCGGCGATCTGTTCGATGCGCTGCTCGAAGCCGGTGCGCACGGCCTCGGACTTGCGCGCGCGCAGCGGGACGCCGGCCTTGGCGGTGCGCAGCATGTCGAGCCAGCTCCACTCGTAGCCGAGCGCCAGCGACTCGACGGTCTGCACGAACTTCTTCGCGAAGGTCGCGACCATGGGGACGTCGTCGGCGTAGTTCGCGACGACCTTCGCCATGCCCACGCGGTCCCACTGCGCGTACGACCACGACTCGGCGCCGGGATCGATCTCGCTGGTCATGGGCACCAGGCGGCGCGCCTTGAACTCGGCGTACTGCACGTCCGCCGTGCGCGCGCGCATCTGCTGGAGCTGCAGCTCGAGGATCGCCGTCTCGTTGGCGTCGAGGCGATGCGCGCCGTACATCTGCGCGCGGTGCACGACCATCGCACCGTAGATGCGATCGACTTCGGCCGCGTCCAGGCGCTCGTGCGAGAGCATGGCGAGCTGCGCCGCGAGTTGGTCGCGGTCGATGGGCGCGAGGTGTTGCGTCATGATCAGCATGTACGTGTCTCCTGTTAGGCGATCTCGATCTCGACTTCGACCGCGGCGGTGCCGGTAGCGGTCGAGCCGCCTCCCACCTCGACCTTGAGCAGGTCGCCCTCGGTGACGGCGATGTTGTCCGTCAGCGGCGCGCACGAATCGACGTCGCCGGCGGCGCCGGTCGACGTGATCGTGATCTTGCCGGTCGTCGTGCTGCCGACGTTTGCGAGCCCGGCGACGTTGGCGCCCGCCTTGAGCTGCAGCGTCGCGTCGGCCGTGGCCAACACGGCGAGCAGCGTCGACTTCATGCCGACGATCGTGCCGGTCTTGGGCACGGCGCCGTACAGCACGCCGTTGTCCGAGGCCTTGGTCGACACGGCGCCGAGCGCGACGGTGATGATCTGCGGCTTCTGGACGCGCAGGTCGAGCTCGAGCAGGAACAGCTCGCCGGCGAGCGCGTCGGTCAGCGCCATCGCGCCCTCGACCAGCGCCGCGTGCGCGCCGTCGTAGTCCGCGCGGAACGCGCCGAGGTTGAGCTTGCCCGCGCCGTTGGCGAGGAAGCGCGCGTAGACCGGCGACCAGCGCGCGATCGCGCCCTCGGCCGTGACCCAGATGCGGCCCTTGCGCACCGCCGGGATCGGTCGGTTGGCCGCGAAGTCGACGCCGCCTTCGCGCGTGAAGTCCTGCATCGTCACGCCGATCGCCTTGCGGACCTCGGCGGCGGTGGTCGGGTACTTCGCGTAGTTGGCCGGCTTGTTGGCCGTCGCGTCGCTCACGAGCAGGCGGCCCGGCGCCACCGTCAGCGACGGGATGACCGTCTGCACGTACTTCTGGAAGTCCTCGCTGGTCATGCCGAGGACTGCCTGCGGGGCGTTCAAGCTGTAGCTGGTCTGCATGTCGCTCTCCTCAATCCCGGGTGACCGAAAGGGGCTTCTGCCAGTCCGGCACGTACGGCTTGGCGTCCTCGCGATGCGCCGGCGGCGGCGCGGCGGGCGGGCGCACCGTCGCGCTGCGCGCGGCGGCCAGCGAGTCGGTGCGGCTGGTGCTCGAGCCCGAGGGCAACGCCGCGATCGCGGCGTCGAAGCGCGCGGCGACGTACTCGTCGCTCTTGCCGGTCAGGTCGAGCTTGCTGTCGAGCTTGAGGAGCGCGGCTTCCTGCACCTGGCGCGTGGTCTGCCCGTCGTACTTGTGCTCGGCCGGCAGCACGCGGCGCGCGGCCTCGAGCAGCGTCACGCGCTCGGCGATCAGCGCGTCGAGGCGCTTGGTGTCGCTCGCCTCGGTCAGCTTCTTCTTGGTGTCCTCGAGCTCCTTGCTCGCGGCGTCGAAGCGACCTTGCAGCGTGTCGCGCTCCTTGGTTAGCGCGCCGATCTTCTCGTCGCGATCCTTGATCGCCTTCTCGACGAACTGCGCGCCGGTCTTGGGCACGCTCAGGTCGAGGCCGTCGATTCGGACGTTGATCAGATCCTTCGGGTCCATGAGGTCTCCGCTGTCTTGACGTTGCTGGACGGTCTCGGTGAACGGCGCCTCGAGCATCGCGTCGCCCGAGTCCAGGCGCAGCGCGACGTCAGGGCCCCCTCGACCAGCGCCGCGCGGCAAGAGCGCGACGTGGTTGTATCGAATCTTCCGCTGCACGGCGTCGTAGCGCTGCCCTTCGTGCGTGCCCGGCGTCTCATCAAGCTCGCACGCATAGCCGCATGACAGCTCGACGCGATCGCGGCGCTCGACCGCGCTGATCGCCGCGTCGTCCTCGATGGTGATCTCGGCGGCGACGCGCTGGCCGTCGCGGCGCACGCTGTCGCCGACGTGGCCGATCGCGAGGGTGCGCACGTTCTTCGGCGATACCATCTCGCGCGGGTGCAGGTCGGTGAGCGGCGCGCCGCTGAGCGAGCTCAGCGAGTCGGCGTGGAATACCTCGGACTCCGGGCGCAGCTCGCGACGCGTGGTGCCGTCCGCACGCCGATAGCTGAAGATTCCGGCGCGCGTCGGGGTCGCCGGCACGCGCAGGAAGCCTTGCGGCGTGCGAATCGGCTTACCGATCTCGCTGACGTCAAGGCGGTTGACGCGGCCCTCGTACACGGCCGCTGGTAGGCACGGACGAACCCGCCGTCAAGCTCGGCGCTTACGCTGCTCGGGCTCGGGCATCGGACGCGTGTCGGGCACGAAGTCATCCTCGATGAGGATCGGCTTGTTGCGCGGCCCGATGCCGCCGGGTTCAACGCCGCCAAAGCGCCGCACGATCTCACGTCGATCGGCGTCGCTCTCGGGGACCAACGTGTCCACGTAGCCGCCATCGATCGTCGGTGTGCGCTCGATCTTCACGCCTCCACCCTACCACATGACCAAGTACTCGTCCTGCTCACCAAATAGCCCGTCCACCCAGCGGCCGTGCTGGTGGTGCGTGAGGATCTGAGACACGGGGACGTCACGCTTGAGCACGGTGCCGTCTTTCCCAGCGTATTGCTTGGCGATTTCCGCACTGCTCGTCCAGCTCTCCACCGCGCTGCGGGAATCCTTGGCGCTCGACACGCCGCGATACAGCAGCAGGCTCGTCACGCCGGCGCGGCGAAAGCCGGCCTGGGTCTCGGCGTAGAGCTGGCGCAGGTCGCCGCGCGCGCGGATCACGTCGCGGGTGGGGGACGCGATGTCCTTGCCGCCGGTCCAACGCACGCCCTTCAGCCCGAACTCTTCGATCGCGGCATCCTTGAGCACGACCGCAGTCGTGCTGTTGGCGTTGTGGACCCAGGCCCACTGGTACCAGTCGAGCCGCTCGCTGGGCGTCGCCGTGTCGCGCACGCCCGGGTTCCGTCGCAGCCACGTCGCGCGTTGATCGGCGAGCTGCTGGCGCGGCGAAAGCTGGAGCCCGGCGATCTCGGTGCGCGGCGGCGGCAAGGCTGGCGGCGCCGGAAGCGGCTGCGGCGCGGGCAGTGCCGGCGAGGGAGGCTGCGTCGGTGTCGGGGGCTCGGGTGGCGGAGGCGGCGGAGGCGGCGGCGGCAGCGCGGCCGCGGGTGGTGGTAGCGGCGCTGGCCGCGGCTCGCGCCGTGGCCGGCGCGCAGGCGCAGGCGCAGGCGCAACCCGCGGTGGCGGGGGCTTGGTGAGGACGGCGAGGTTCTCCGCGGCCTCCTCCTCGCTCATCACCCCTGCATCCACCAGCACGTCATCCACGACCGGCAGCGCCTGACACCGGCACCGGAAGTCGCCTCCAGGGTGCGCGCGCTTGCCCGTCTTGCGGTTCACGACCGGCGCCTCCGACCAGCTCTGCACCGTACGATCCAGCGCACGGTGATCCCGCCGCACCCGCTCGTCGTTGCTCGTGCTCCACACGTACCGCCTCACGCCCAGGTTCTGCTGGCGCAGTCGCGTGATCTCCCCGTTCAGCTTGCCGACCTGGTCGGTGGCGATCAGCTCCGCGCGCTTGCGCGATACGCCGAACCGCTGCTCGATCTGCGCCGTCAGCTCCTCGACGCGCAGGCCCTGCCGTGCCGCGTTGAGGATCAGCCCCTTGAGGTCCTCGAGCTGATCGAAGCTCACCGACTTCACCAGCCGCACCTGATCGGCGATGAATGCCTCCAGGTGCGCCGCCAAGCCCTCATCCGCGAAGATGTGGATGTCGGCGACGGCCATCAACCCGAGCGCGCGACTTTGCGACGCACCTGCGTCCGCTCGTGCAGCGCGCGCTTTGTGCCCAAGCGCCACGCGGACAAGGCATTGCTGTACCAACCGGCGCCTGGATGCGGCTCTGGGAAATTGATCGATGCGAGCAGTTCGAGCTCGACATCGAGCAGGTCAGGAGGCTTCTCGTGGTCGAGCCACGTCTGAAACTCCGCCGAGTAGCTTGGTCCCCTCACCAACCACCGTTCGGTCACTCCGCAGATCTCCGCGATCAGCGTTAGCGTCTCGGGGTCGGGCTTCTGCCCGCCTTCGAGGCGCATGACGTCATGGTAGTAGCGGTCGATCTTCGCGGCGAAGTCTTTGCGGCTCAGGCCAATGGCCTCGTAGGCCTCCCGAATACGCTTTCCCCGCTCAATATCGGCTGGCGCAGGCTTCTTCTTCGGCACCGGCCGAGCATGCTGACCCTGCGGTATCGGAAGTATTCCGAGGTCGGCACAATCGCTACGGCCGTGATGAACCGTTGACGTTGTACCGAGTTCGGTATACGCACGTGTCATGGGCTTCCCGGAGTGGGTGCGCTCTCAGCCGTATGGCGTCCTCAAGCGCCTCGAGCGTGAGCTGGGTATCGGGTACACGACGATCAACCGCGTCATGCGCGGCGTGCCGTGCAGTGGTCGCGTCGCCAAACTGCTGAGCGACGCGACCGGCGGGCTGGTCACGGTCGAGGCACTCGTGTGTCCGCAGGTGTCGGGCGAATCCTCCGCTGGCGGGGGCCGGTAGTGCGCGCTTCGATCCATCGCTCAACCCTACCGCCCACCTCTGATCGCGCAGTGGTGTCGCGGTGAGCGCCGAAACACCTGCGCGCGCGCGCCGTGCGCAGGACGCCGCCGCCAGCGCGCGCCTGCTCTCGGAGCTGCTCGTGCATCACGACGTGCGCCAGCGCGCGCTGGCCGAGGCCTGCGGCGTCAAGCCGCAGCACGTGCAGGAATGGACCGATCCTGAGGAGGCGCGCGCGCCGCGCGCCGCGGACGTGCGCCGCTTCCCACGCGGCGTCGCGATCGACTACGCGCGCTGGCTGCTCGAGCCGCACGGCGCTGTGCCGGCGCTGCTGCCGTCGCACGCGACCGTCGCCGATGACCTGCACCACCTGGCCGAGCTCACGGCCGAGTCCGGCGAGCTCGCCGCGCACTTCGCCGCGGCGCTGGCCGACGGGCGTATCGACCCGGAGGAAGCCGCCCGCGGCCTCTCGCAGTGCGATGACCTCCTGCGCACCGTGAGCTCGCTGCGGGAGCGGCTCGAGGTTGCGCTACGCGCGCGCGGTGATGGGCTGCGCGTCTCGCTGGTCAAGAGCTGATCGATGCACGCCACCACGCGCCACGGCCGACGTGTCTTCGCAACCCCGATTGACAGGTCACATACCCGTCCATGTGACCTTGCAAGCACCTAACACGATTTACGCCGCAGCCC